GAAACCAGCAGGATGTTGGCTCCTATGAGATTGTGTTTGTTGCGTCTGGCTCAACAACGTGGATCGGGTTTGGGGCGGATCATGGACCTATAGCAGATGGCGCAGGTTATGTTGAGTTCGACAACATCAGCGTCAAAGAAATCAACCCCCTAGCCGTGTCTATCCAGATGGATGGGCGGCAAACGGGTGACAGCAGCACTATGACTCGCTGGTATCTGGACGCAAACAATTACATCACGCAGGAAAGCGGCGCTTCAGATTACACGTTTGAGCAGGCTAACGCAGGTACAGTTGATAACGTTACAGGCGGCAGCTTTACGAGTGGTATTTTGCAACCATTTAATTTTGCGTCAACTCATGCGTCAACGTTTGTTGCTGCGGCTGTGAATGGTACGTCGCTAATCGATAACACTACGCCAACCGCATTACCTGATCTGTCTTCTACCGACATTAACCTAGCTTACGATTTTAACGGAACAATAAAACTGGCTAGGATTTGGGACAAAGACATAACCGAGGCCGGACGCGAGGAAGCAAGCTCATGAACAGCCTAACGCAAGATTTGTTAAACGAAATCTTTTCTTATGATGCCGAAACCGGCGTTTTGTATCACAAGGAACGTCCGCGCTGGATGTTTACAAAAGGCTACAATGGCGGCGAAACGTCTTGGAAAACGTGGAATACGCAAAATGCCAAACAACCTGTTCGAAATTTAAATAAAGAAAAATACTTGCGAGTAAATATAAACGGCAAACGATATTTGGCGCATCGTTTGATTTGGATGATGGTTCATGGGGAATGGCCAGAAGAAATTGACCATATCAACGGCAATAGGTCTGATAACCGGCTATCCAACCTAAGAGCCGTAAACCGTCAAGAAAACCTGCGCAATCTTGCAAGACGCTCAGACAATACGAGTGGGTATACCGGCGTGAGTTACTCAAAGCGCGATAATGTTTTTATTGCATACATAACGGTGGACGGACACACCAAGGTCATCGGGCGCTATGCTACGGCAGAGCAAGCAGCAGAAGCTAGAGCCAAAGCCCAAGAGGAATCTGGTTTCCACCAGAATCATGGGAGAGCCGCATGACCGTAGACGACTTCAACCGCCCCATCATAGGCGACGAGCCTGTGTACGCTAGGCTCTCTGGTGGTGTCCTACACTGCATGGTGAGGGCTACAGACGAAGACACGTTTAACTCTGTGGCGCAGATGGTGGGCCTGTTAGTCCACCAGAACGCCGGTACTGACGCTGTGGTCGATGAGGAGGGTAATGTCATTACACCTGCCGTGCCTCCCTCTGGGCCGCTTGTGCCTACTCAGGGGAATACGGTGACGCGCATAGGGCCGCAGGTTTTAACACCGGGCACCTACGATGACGAGGGTAACGAGCTAACGCCGCCTGTGATGGACAATCGCTATCACTGCAATTTTTGGCTTGGGCCAGAGACAACTGCGCGTGGCGAGTGGATTAACTGGATTGAGCAGTGGATGGCTAACGGCACTCTGGCTGAACAGAATAAAAGCGAGGTAGCCCTGAAGTACGAGGGCATCGAGTTGATCGACCCATCGACTATTGGGACGCCGAGTAATGTCCTTCTTTGAGGAATAAAAATGACAGTTGCTATATTAGCATTACAGTTTTTAGATATTGCAACAACGTACTACTTAGTTAAACTAAAAGGGTACACTGAAGGTAATAAACTGATGAAAATGGCTATGGACAAAGTAGGTTTTTGGCCTGCTTTGCTAGGCATTAAAGGTTTGTTTATTGCTTTGCTTGTATTGTTTCCCACTGTTTTAATTGTACAGCAGCTTATTCTTATGTTGTACTTGTGGGTGTTGGGTAACAATATGTATTTAATTTTAAACAAGGAGCGACACTAAATGCCAATGGTTAACGGAAAGAAATACCCTTACACCAAGGAAGGAAAAAAGAAAGCAGCTAAGGCTAAAGCAAAGCGTGGAGCTGTAAAGCGTGGCAAGTAAAAAGAAAAGCAGCCCCACTCCCACTAACAAAGTTTTGTACAATAAAGTGAAGGCCGAAGCTAAACGTAAGTTTGACGTATGGCCGTCTGCTTACGCCTCTGGTTGGCTTACCAAAGAGTACAAGAAGCGTGGAGGCAAGTATGCCTAACAAGCCTAAAGGCGGCTTGACCAAGTGGTTTAAGGAGGATTGGCGCGACCTCAAGACAGGTAAAAAGTGTGGGCGGTCTGGGAAAGAAAAGTCTTCTCGACCGTATCCCTCCTGCCGCCCTAAGAAGGTTGCGGACAAAATGACGGCTGCTGAAAAGAAGTCGTCTACCTCCCGTAAAACCAGCAGCAAGCCAATTAAACATGCCGTAACGGCATCGGGCAAAAGGAGGAAGACAAGTGCCAAGAAAAAGCGGACCAGCTAAAGGCAAAGCCAAGGTGAAGGTGACGGCTAGCGGTAAGAAAGTTAGCTATGGGCAGGCAGGTAAAGCCAAAGACGGAGGCCCACGGGTACGCCCCGGCACTAGCAAAGGCGACTCCTATTGCGCTCGTTCGGCTGGGCAGATGAAATCCCACCCTAAAGCAGCCAAAGACCCCAACAGCCCGTTGCGCCTTAGCAGAAAGCGTTGGAAATGTAAAGGCAGCAAAAGTACCAAATAGATTGACTTATTACCAAAACTATGCTAAAATAAAAACTGTAAGTACCCAATGGCCCGAAAGGAAAACCAACTATGTATGCAACAGTTCAAGACGTTGACAAAGCCTTAACGCAAGTCAACAGCGTCTTCTCCCTTCTTAATCAACATATCGCTAAGCTAGAAAAGCGTATAGACGAGTTGGAAGCTGCAAAGCCAACCCAACGCCGTTCAACCACTAAGAAGGAGACTGAAAATGACGCCTGAAGACCAGAAGTTTTTTGAGAACGCACGAGAGATGTTTCTCACTGAAGGCTGGAAAGCTTTCATGGCTGACATAAAACGTAATATTGAGCACACTCGTGTAGAAAACTTAGAAGACGAAAAGGCTTTTTGGATGGCTAAAGGACAGCTGTCTGTCTTACGCCAACTTGCTGGCTATGAAGACTACCTGCATCACGCAGAGCAAAATGCGGAGCAGGACGATGAGTAGGCAGTTATTTGACGCACGCTGTACGAAGTGCGATAAAGTGTTTGAGGTGTTTGACTATCTGGACGCAGCAGTCGGGTGTAGCTGCGGAGCAGAAGCCAAGCGCATTATTTCTCCTGTTCGCTGTCAACTTGACGGCACCTCTGGGGACTTTCCCGGTGCTGCCTTCAAATGGCAACGTGAGCATGAGAGAGCCGCGAGGGGATAACGGCTAGCCAAGCTGCCCCTTAATTAAACCAACCGATAACCCCTTAGTGGACCGGAGATGAATGTATGGCAACTTTAGTAGACCCCATCAACGAGGAAGACAACCGCGACGACCTTCCTGAAGAAGCTGGTACGGAAACTGTTGAAGAAGAAGTAGAGGCGGTAGAAGCACCAGAAGAACCAGAAAGTTCAGACGACCTTCCTGATAAGTACAGGGGTAAGTCCGTAGCTGAGTTAGCAGAAATGCACTCAAACCTTGAACGTCTTATGGGCAAGCAATCACAGGAAGTGGGCGAGCTTCGTAAAGCGTTTGACAACATGGTGCAGCAGTCTCTGTCAGCAAAGCAAACGGAAGCATCACCCGAAACTGAAGTCGATGACGTTGATTTTTACGCAGACCCAAAGGCCGCATTTGAAAAAATGATGGCTAACCACCCTACGATTAAAACGGCTCAAGAAGTTGCAATTCAAATGCGTAAGCAGGAAGCGCTGGCTGCATTGCAGGCTGCTCATCCTGATATGAAAGAAGTTGTAACTGACGAGAAGTTTCAAGAGTGGGTGGGTAAGAGCAAAATTCGTACGCAACTGTTTGAAGACGCAGACAAAAACTACAACTACGAAGCTGCTAACGAACTGCTTGACCTTTGGAAAGATCGTCAGTCAGTTGTTCGCAAAACCGCAGAAGTAGAAAAAGTGGCGCAAAAGCAGGAGCTTAAGAAGGCTGCTACAGGCTCGTCTAGGAGTAATCCTGACGGCCAATCGTCTCGTAAGATTTACCGCCGTCGGGACATCATTGATCTTATGAACAAAGACCCCAAGCGTTACGAAGCCTTACAACCTGAGATTATGAAAGCATACTCAGAAGGCCGAGTACGTTAACTAGCCACTAAGGAGATACACCATGGCATTAGGAACTAATCACGTAACTGGCTCAGGCGCGCAGACAGGCGCGAATGTAGGAACCGCCGATACATTTATCCCTGAGATTTGGTCAGACGAAATCATTGCTTCGTATGAAAAGTCGCTTGTTGTCAAGCCGCTTGTACGCGCTATGAGCATGACTGGTAAAAAGGGTGACACCATCCACATCCCCAAGCCTGACCGTGGTGATGCGTCTGTTAAGACCGCTGAAACACAGGTTAGCTTGATTGCAGGCACCACCGATGAGTTGGTCATCAGCATTGACCAGCACTACGAGTACAGCCGTCTAATTGAAGACATTACCGACGTACAGGCTCTAGCCTCTCTGCGTCAGTTCTACACTCAAGATGCTGGCTACGCTCTGGCTACCCGTGTCGATACTGCTCTGATTGCAGAAGCAGCTAACTTCACGTCACAGCTTGAGTTTGTGGCTGCTGGTGGTACGCAAACTGCTGCTGGCACTGCTGACGCAGCTTTTAACGACCAAGGCTTCCGTGAAGCTATTCAGGTGCTGGATGACAACAACGTACCTATGGACAACCGCGTATGGGTGATTCCGCCTGCGATGAAGAAAGAGCTGCTTGGCGTACCTAACTACATCAGCTCTGACTTTGTAACCGGCAAGCCCGTTGAGACCGGCAAGATTGGCTCTCTATACGGCGTAGACATCTACGTGTCCACCAACATCCCCACCGAGAACACTGCCGAGAAAGGTTCGCTGTTGTTCCATAAGGATGCGCTAGTGTTCGTTGAGCAAGTTGGCGTACGTGTGCAGACTCAGTACAAGCAGGAATGGCTTGCTGACCTGATGACTGCCGACACTCTGTACGGCGTAAAGACCTACCGACCTGAAGGCGGCGTACGTCTGTACGGTACTGTCTGATCGCTAAACCCCTAAGCCCCTTCGGGGGCTTTTCTTTCTTCTGTCCTTTACTCCTTCCTAGAGGACATAACAAAGAAGCTAATTTGGAGAAAGCTCTATGTCTATTACATACGACATCACTACAAACTTCTCGGAAAAGGACAACCTTGACGTAACAGACCCAGATAAGGTTATATATGGGACGCAGTTTACGACAGAGTTTGAGGCAATTAAAAACGCATTTGCTCAGTCGGCTCCAGCCTCAACTGCTCTTACTACCTCAACTACGTTTGGCGGCGATGTTTCAGGAACATTTGATAACATTGTGGTGGCAAACGACAGTCACACGCACGACACACGATACCCGTTAAAAGACGGCACGGATGCTACTGGAACTTGGGCAATAAATATTTCTGGCAATGCTATAACAGCAACTGCCGCAGATGTAACAACAAACCTACAAGGCGGTATAGTACAAGCTACATCAGGCTCTTTTACCAACGACCTAGCCGTAGACACCGACACGTTGTTTGTTAATGCGTCTACTGATCGTGTTGGTATTGGTACTAGCAGTCCGACAGCTGTTCTCCACGTTAATCGTCCAAATACAGAAGGTTTAGTTGCTAAGTTTGACAGCGCAAATAGCACTGCAAGATCGTTAGAAATATCTAGCTGGAACAACAGTGGGCCGGCAGGTACTGGATGGGATTTTAATGCGTCGTCTCTTGGTGGTGCTTTATCTTTTAGCGTAAATGAAGAATATATAGTTAGAATAAACTCCAGCGGAATAGGTGTTGGGACAGTTGGCCCGAGTTGGATTGCGAGCGGAACGCAAACAAACCAAGGGGTGCTTTCTCTAGGCACACTAGATGAAACCATAGTAGAAAATGACGTTGTCGGAGCATTGTCATTTAAAACTAATGATATAACCTACCGTATAACCTACCCTGATGGCGTTACAGGTCAAATCCAATCTGTTTCAGAAGCGGCAGATGGAAGTGCTTATGGATTGGGATTTATTACAGGTAACGCTAGCGGAAACCGTGACGAAAAGGTTCGCATAAACTCCAGCGGCAATGTTAATATTGCAGTAGGCAACGGCGACGGTTATGGAATTACCTTTAACAGCACGTCATACAACACATCCACTACGCTAGATTGGTACGAAGATGGTTTTGTTTTTCTTGAAGTTGCCGACGCAATAACAGGCGGTAATGTAGCAACAGCTGATGGAACTTCGTGTTTTTATACTAGAATAGGTAGAGTGGTTTATTGCAGTATTAACATTGTTAATATAGACACAACCGGGCTAACTGCTGGTAATTTTCTTTATTTAAGAAACCTACCATTTAGTGTGTTAAACGGCACAGGTACAACATATTCAGCAGCGGGGGCTATCCAAGGTATAAACTCTTCTGGAACAAATGAAAGATCAAGTTTTGGTTTGGCGTTTGTGCAAGGAGGAAGTTATTGTCAGCTTGTTGCTTCAGGGGAAGATTCAACTATTGATTTAATAAACGTGTCAGATATTACATCAGGTTCTAATATTATCCGGGCCAATGTTTTTTATTTTGCCAATTAAAGGGCTAACGTATGCTTTTAAACGCACAAAACATTGTTGATACAGTTGACAAAACGCGGTATGAGCGGGCACATAAGGTGGAGCTGCACAACCCTTTAGGACGTACGCCGCGCATTGTCTTCCGTACAAGCTGGGTGGAGCGTGATAACATCACTGGCGAGGAAACCCAAAAGGAAATGTGCCGTACGCTAGAGGAGCTATATAACTCACAGGAGGTGTTTGACTTAGTAGGGAGTGACGGGTCAGCTACGTACGAGCAGGTGTTTGGCTTGCTGTATAGTTTATTCTTTCATGTAGCCAACAAGGCAGACTAAGCTATGGCTGAGACAATAGACTTATACCCAGAGCTAAGCGCAGAAAGCACATACGAAAGAGCAAAGCAAGTCTTTGGAGACTCCCTTGACGAGGAAACGTGGAATGCTTTTATTGGCTCTTTTAATGAGTACAATCAAACCTTTGAAGACGTAGAGGGCGTTGCGTCTTCGGGCCTTGCATTAGCAGACCCAGCATCCAAAAGGGGAGCTGTAACCAAAGCAGGGATTGCACGTAGAAATCCGGGTGCCTCTGAAGAAGAAATAGAACAGATTTGGCGGGAAATGTATGCCACTGATCTAGGAAAGGGTGAGGCTTATACTCAAAGAAAAGAGCAAGTTGCTGATTTGTATGCTTCTTTAGGCATGGACAGAAGAGGCATCATTGACACAGGCCGCTTTGTTTACAAGTTTGACCCGCTTACCGGAAACTTTGAAGAACTCAGGGATAGAAAAGACGCTGGAAACATAGCAGGTAACCTTATAAAAGCAGCCGCAGGGGCTGCCGTTGGTCTTGCTTTAGGGCCAGTAGGAGCGGGTGCTCTTGGGCTAGGTAGCGGAGTTGCAGGTGGCGTTACTAGCGGTATTCTCGGCTCTGCGATTTCGCAAGGTATTACCACAGGCTCTTTAGACTCAAGCCAGCTAGCTATTGCAGGCATTACTGGTGGCTTAGGTGCTTTAGGCGACAGCATACGTGCTGGCGAGTTAGCCGGTAGCGAGCTAGACAGCGCCATATGGGAGATGTCAGATGTACTTGGCGTAGACTATGACACAACTGCCAACATTCTTGAGGGTGTAGCAACGGGTGCTGTAAACGGTGGCGACCTTGAGGGCATAGCTGCTGGTGCTCTTGGTAGCTGGTCATCGGAAAAGCTACAGTCTTTTGTGTCTAACACGTACGGCGATGTTATTGATGTTGATAACTTCTTTAGGGAAGGCGATACGTCTATAGATGCAGCCGCTCTTACGCCTCTTATTGAATCAGGAATTCAAGGCTTAGTAGAAGGCGGGCTGTCTGAGGAAGATGCGCTTACAACCACGCTTGACTACTTTGCAGAAGGCGGCTCGTTAGACTTTCTTCTTCCTGCTATTCCTGACATTGCAGGTAGTCTTGGACTAGACCTTGCCGACATAGACATGTCGAAGTACGGCTTTGACTTTGACTTACCGAACGTTAACTTAAGCGATATTAACTTACCGGACTTACCAGACGTTAACCTTGATCTAACAGGTTTAGAAAATGCTTTAGACGGTGTTAACTTACCGGACTTACCTAACCTTCCTGAAGTTAATATACCCGTACCAGAGATTGACATACCAATACCGGAAGTTGACTTACCGCCCGTTGACGTTGACGTGCCGGAACTTCCAGATGCTAACCTTGACGTTGACTTACCGGAAGCCCCTGAACTACCCGAAGGACCGGACATGCCCGAAGGACCGGACATGCCCGAAGGTCCTAACCTTGACGTAGACACCCCTGACATTGATCTACCTAGTCCGTCAGCAGGCGAAAGAAGCCCTTACGAGTCTACGCCGTTTAATGGCTTGTTTGACTATATGCTCATAACGCCGTACAAAGCAAAGCCGTTACCTACACCTGAGTTAAATAGAATACGCCGTGGAAGAGGGATGCTTACATGACATACCTAGAAATATGCAATAAAGTTCTTAGGCTTATGCGAGAGGATGAAGTTAGTACACTTCAAGGTCAAGACGATATTATTGTTCAGCTAGTCTCTGATTTTGTAAACGACGCTAAGCGGCTGGTGGAAGACTCGCATGACTGGAATGCCCTCCGTACTTCTTGGTCAGAAAGCACTGTAGCTGGTAACCAGTTTGTGTCATTGACAAATGCAGGAAAATCTGCTAAAATAGAAACTGTAAGTACGGACAAGTGGTTAAGGGAAAGCACAAACGCAAACATCTCCAGCCTTAAACTTAAAGCCCCTCAAACAGCTTCTCCCATCTACTACGCTGTTAACGGAATTGACGCCAACGGCGACTTACGTTTACGTCTTCATCCTACGCCTGACGCCGTAGAGACAATTAACGTAGAAGGCTACCGCAAGCAGGATGATCTGTCTGCGGATGACGACGTTCTCTTGGTCTCGGCTCAACCTGTCTTGTATTACGCTTTAGCTATGACAGCAAGGGAGCGTGGAGAGGTAGGCGGTCAAACAGCCGCTGAGTTGTTCGCGCTAGCTAGGCAGTTCCTTAGCGATGCTATTGCTTACGATGCAGCTCTTAATCAGCTAGAAACTGACTGGTACGTATACTAATGGCACAGCAGCAGCAAAACCTCACCTTTTCCTCTCCGGGTTACTTTGGCTTAAACACTGAAGAAAGCCCTCTAAACCTTGACCCTAGCTATGCGCTTGTAGCCGACAACGCTGTCGTGGACAGTAACGGGCGTATAGGTAGTCGAAAGGCTTTTGCTGAATACACTACAGCTTTTAATTTAACGTACAGCACAGACCCTTTGACGACCTCTGAGGACATACAATGTCACTCTATTGGTGCGTATCCTGTTGGCGGTAATGTCGAAGTTTTAGTCACTGTGTCCGTCACTCAACAAAGCGCTGCTGGTGCTATTACACAGCAGGACTACTTTTTGTGTAAGGTTAACAACCCCTCCTCTGATGTGTTTGAGGTAGACGAGCTAACCATACCGTCTCTAACGGACGCCTCTAAGCTAACCAATGCTCAGATGGTTTTGTTTAATGATTTATTCTACGTCTTTAGCGAAGGCAACGACCCCCTTATCTACGACGGCTCTACTGTTGAGGCTATGTCCGCGTCTTCAGGGTACTTTGCTCCAGAAGACGACACAGGCGTACTGGCTGCTAAGGTTAATGGAGATGTAGCGTGTGCTGCTTATGGTAGGCTGTGGGTTACGGGCGTTGAAGGGGACTATCAAAACATTTTCTACAGCGACCTGCTCATCGGCAATCGTTGGTTTGACGGTAAGGCTACGGTAACACCCGGTAACGAGACAAGCACGGCAGGCATCATCGACGTTAGCGAATACTGGCCTAATGGTCAGGACCGCATTGTCGGTTTGGTGGCGCATAACAACTTCTTGCTGGTATTTGGCCGTAACTCTTTGCTTGTGTATACGGGCGTGTCGGAAGACCCTGCTGCCATAGGAGGCTTAACGCTATCCGACAGCATAAACAACATTGGCCTTGTAAGCAGAGACGCTGTAGCGCGTATCGGCTCTGACGTAATCTTTATTGACGACTCAGGGCTGCGCTCTCTTGGTCGAACCATTCAGGAAAAGAGCGCACCTATTGGCAGCTTGTCGGTTAATATACATAAAGACTTCACTAGCATTATTGACGCAACGGAAAACAAGTCTACTATTAGTCTATCTTATTGGATTAGCGAAAACCTGGTGGTTGCTCAGTTTGCGGAAAAGTCTACAGCGTACGTTTTTGAGTCGCGCAATCCAGCACCTTCCGGCGGATTAAAAGTTACTCGATGGACTAACACAAACTTTAACAGGGCTTTGTTCTACGAATCAGGCGATAACGCACGTGTGTTGCTGACTGGCAGCAGAAATAATGCAGGCGTTTTAGAATACAAAGAGTTTTTAGAGTACACTAATGAGCCTTACATTTTTAAGTTTGAAACTGGTCAGCTATCGTTTGGGTCTCCAGCTAACAAAAAGTTTCTTAAAAAAATAGACTACACGCTAGCTTCAAGTTTTGTTGATGCTCAAGCAGTAGCTCAATGGGGTTATAATAGTAGGCTAGAATATTCTAAGCCGTTTACTGTTACATCAACTCCTCCTGCTTTATTTGGTCAGGCTTTGTTTGGCGTTTCTTTATTTGGAGGAGCACAGATTAACATAAGGCGATATAAAGCAAACACTAAAGGAAGCGGTGAAAACGTAGTGATAGGCTTTAGAGCTGACATAAAAGGAAACAGCTGCTCAATTCAAGAAATTAACGTGCAGACGTTGTTAGGGAGAATAAACTAATGGGACTTTTAAGTACAATAGCAGGCGCAGGGTCAGCCGCTGCTGGTTATGACATAGCTAAAGACATTCGTAGATCAGGCGAGCGTGCTGCTCAAGACATGCGAGCGCTTGGTGATAGACTGCAAGGTGACACTGCGTTCAAGGGCTACGGTGTAACCACAGGGCTAGGGTCATCACGCGTTGGGCCGGACGGCTCGTTTAATCTAGGTGTTGGGCAGGACGCTTCTTTAGCTAACAAGGCTAACGCTGGCTTTAGCAACGCTATGTCAGGCTTTGACATGTCAAACCAAATGGCTGTGCTTAATAGCGCTAACCCTGAAGCAGACGCTGCTCGGGGCGGCTTTATGTCAGGTATGTCTGGCCTTGGCGGTCAGCAGCAAAATGCTCTAGCGGCCTCTCAGCAAGCCATGCGGAATGCCATGCAAGGAACTGCTGGCCGTGAGCAGGACATATACAACAGAGCTATGGCTATGCAGCAGCCCGGCCTAGACGCACAGCGTGCTGCCCTTGAGGCCCGTGAGTTTGCACAAGGTCGAGGAGGCGTACGGGGTAGTCAGTTTGGCGGGTCTGGCGAGGACGCGGCTATGGCACGCGCACAAGCCCAAGCGCAGAATCAAGCGTCCTTCCAAGCCATGAACCAAGCACAGCAAGAGATGATGAACCAAGGCAACTTGGCTTCTCAGTTTGGCCAGCTAGGCCAAAACGCAGCTGCTACGCAAGGCAACATCGCCTCTCAGCTCGGTCAGATGGGCAATCAGAACGCTATGCTTGGGCAAAATGCAGCCGGTTTGCTGAACCAAGCAGCGATAGGTCAAGGCAACTTAGCCAATCAAGCATACACCAACTCGTTCTTGCCCATGGAAATGCAGATGCAAGCGGCCCAGCTAGGCCAAGGTACTGGAAGCATGGCACAGACAGGTCAACTTTCTGGTGCAAACTTAGCAGCGCAGTTAGGGCTAGGCGGTATTCAAACGCAGGTGAACGCAGACATGGCAGGCTCTCAGTTGTTTGCTGACTTGTTTGGCGCTGGCATGAACGCACTAGGCGGGGCAACAGAAGAAGGTTTGTTCGCGCAGCTGTTCGGTTAATTCGGAGGAATCATGGCAGGTTCTAATCAAGCGGTAAACTTAGGCGGTATGCTTAGCCAAATAGGTGGCTCTATTGGCAGGGGCATTGACACAACTGGCTTGCAGAAGACGCTGCAAAACACTACACGCCCTGAAGTAAACATGCAAGACCCACAGAGCATGGAGCGTTATGCTCGCTGGGCAGCTGCTACTGGCAATGAACGCGAGGCTTTGGCTATGCGTCAACGTGCCAGTGAGCTACAACAGCAGCAAGCTGCTATGAAACGTCAAGCAGGCGTTATGGAGAATGCCATGCTGGGGCAGGCTTCTGCTCAGCAGGGGGACGTGCAGGGTGTTGAGACGCAGATAGCTAACCTACAGCAGCGCCTTAAAGCCCCCGGTATTCAACCACAAGAGCAGCGTATGATTATGCAGCAGATGCAGCAGCTTTCTTCACTGCGTCCTGCGGCTACTAAAATTGAAACGCAGAACAAGATTAAAGGCGCAACGCAACTAGAGACGCTGCTTGCAAACGGACAGCTAGATCAGCAGCAGGCTGTGAAAGTTCAGGACAGGTTGGACATGCTGATGCAAGACGCTGACGTTGCTTCTGGCGTCAACGACATCAAGGTTCAGCAGTTTAGGCAGCAAAAAGAACTGCAAGGTATGGCGGCTGATAAGTACATTGCAGACAATCAAGCTAGACTTGTAGCTGCTATGGATAGCGAAGACGCTGATGCTTTGTCTGATATTATAGCGGAAGCGCCACAAGGGGCAGCGGGTAAGGTGCAAGCCTTAGCCAACAGCTACATAAACCTACGGCAAATAGCGTCTAAATGGGAAGACGAGCAGCGTGATATGTCTACCCCCTTAGACGTCGAAGGTGCGAAAAAGGTGTATGCAGGTTTGCCAGAGCAGTTTAGCAAGCCTATCTTGGACGCGTACAAGTATGCCGGTGATTACCAAAAAGAAAACTTTAAGAACGGTCAATGGATTAGCGAAGAAGCCCGCTCCCGTGCGTTAAAGCTACAAACAAGAGCAGACTCTATGGCTGCTGCGCTGAGCATACAGTACGCTCAGACGGAAGCAGGCAGGGTGACTAGGGAGCAAGCTGAGACGGACGCCCAAGTAGAGCGTTTACAGCTTGCACGTCTTGAGCCTATCAGTGAACTTGAGGTTGCCCGCCGCGCTAAGCGAAACCAGAAGTATGATAAGAAAGGGGATGCTATCCCACTGACGCCAGCAGACTACCAGAATGCTGAGTCGCAGCTTAGGGCAGAGCGTGAAGAATCTATTTCTGAGCAGCTTAGGTTCCTTACTGGCGAAGAGGCACCAGAAGAAAACTCTTCTACTTTTGACCTAGAGTTTGCTAAACAGGCTGTTGCAGATGAAGTACCTCTTGATGTTATTGCCAAGCAGTACGGCCTAACGGTAGCGGAGTTAAAAAGTAGGCTGGGTATGGAGGAAAAAGAGATGAGCTTTATTGAGCGCGTCCGAAGTAAGCTGTCTCCGATGGGGACATACGGCGGTAAGGCACCTTCTCTTTCTGATCTTGCTAATGGAGACCGATAATGGCAGACCCCTTTGCTGCGTATAGGAAGTCAAACGACCCTTTCGCTGCGTATAGGAAGTCAAACGACCCTTTCGCTGCATACAGGAAACCTAAAGACGAGGACGAAAACTATAGCGCCTTTAGGTCGGGCGCTGTAGACTTTCTTGAGTCTGCCGTAGGCGCTGGCGATGAGCTAGACGCCTTGCTTATGCGTGTTTCTGGCGACGCCGACTCGTGGGACGAGGCTATCGAACGGTCACGCGCCAACTTAGAGCGCTTTGAATCAGAGAACGAGACGCTAAGTAAAGCCCTCGATGTCACCGGCGTAGTGGCTGGCTTGCTTATCCCCGGCATGGGCGCTGCTAAGATTGCTTCAGCAGGCACCAAGGCCGCACAGATAGGCCGTGCAGCCGCGTTCGGGGCAGCCGAGGGGGCAGCCTATGGCTTCTTGTCAGGCGAGGGAGACGAGCGTCTGAGCAGCGCTGCGCTGGGTGCTGGTGTAGGTGGGGCTGCTGGCGGCTTGGCAGCTAAATACCTCATGAAGACGGACGACGAGATAGCTGAGGCTGCTCGTAAAGCGGCTGGTCAGCGTCGAGGGGCTGGGCATATTGCCGGTGAGGAAGGCTTTGTAAATGTAGGTAAAATAAAAGAGAGAGGCATCGCTGGGATTAAGAAGGATGACTCACTCAAAGACCAAGTAATCAAGCGCATTGACGACGATGCCGTAGAGTTGCTAGAAAAGCCTGAAGGGCAGAGCGGTGTGTTCGGTAACATAGCCCTTGGCCTTAAGGAGTTTACGGAAAAGAACGTAGGCGTCCGTGCTGCGCGGCTAGCGGAAGACGCTGAGTCTATGGCGCGGCGCGGCAGGGTGCAGATTGACGAGGTGTTTGAAGCGCCAGAGTGGCAGCAGCTAGGTCAGCGGTTTGAAGCTAACAAGAAGCTAAAGAACATTGCCCTGCGCATCAACCCCCAAAGGGAAGATGCTGTTAAGTGGAGTGACATTCTAACTGACAATAAGTTTAACCTAAGCTCCGCTGAGTTAGACGACTTCCGTCTACTTAAGCAGAAGTTTGATGACGTAGCGCAGCTAGACCCAGCCCGTGGCTTAGACGACTACTTACCGACGCAGGCAAAAGGCGAGATAAACAAGGTTAGTAAGGACACCATGACGCCTGCTGCCACTACGGACGATTACATTAGTCCTGTCGATGCGTTACGGCAGTACGCCAACGACGTTAACGATGCTGCTATGCTGGCTAACCGCTTTGACATACCGCTAGACTCCATTAAGGTTAAGGGAGACAGCCGTATGGAGAGTGTCATTAACGCCATACGCAAGAAGGCTAAAGCTGAAGGGGCGTCCGAAGAGGTAGCCGATAACTTGCGCAGTGTATTGCGTACACAGTTCGTAGCTAGCCGTCAGGGTGCCGCCTCTGTAGGCTCTATCGCCCGTAGGGCTACGTCCGTGGCTTTGCTGGGTAACTGGGGTAACGCATTGCTTAACACGGCAGAGGGCATTACAGCGCCTGTCATGCAGAACGGCATACGTGACTGGCTCTCCACCGTACCTGACGCCATCATCTCCACCATAGCCCCTAGTGTAGCAGGTAAGAGCGGGCGGTGGCTCACTGACGCAGCCTCTGGGCACAAGGGTCAGTACATGGGGGAGATTGTTAGCTCTGGTAGGGAGGCCATACGCGACTCAGCAGAGCAGCTTAACTGGATTAAGTGGGCAGGCAGCCGAGAGGCTAGGGAGAAGGTAGGCCGCGGGGTTGACGCAATAGGCGAAAAAGCCTTTAACCTAACAGGCGTAACAACCGTCAACCGTATGTCCCGTGAAATACTCACCAACTCCTCCATCCGTAGAGGCATGCGGCTGGCGAAGAAGGGTGACTTAGACAAGCTGCGTAAGCATGAAGGCATGCGCGGCCTTACGGACAGCGAGTTTATCAGCACGGTAGAGGCGCTGAAGCGCGGAGACCTGTCGGACGCTTGGGTTAGGAACTTTGCCGCCACAGCCTTGAACAAATGGCAACCTGTGTCTGCGTCTGCTATGCCGAAGGCGTTCCATGACAACCCTGACGCCCGTATGCTGTACAGTATGCTTTCGTATATGAACCGTCAGATGAACAACATCCGTACAGGCGTAGGCTTGAACATGATGACGGCCAAGGATAAGGGCATTAACACCAAGGAGGGGCAGGAAGCCCTTCGTGATGCCTACAAGTATGCCGCTAAGTACACGGTGCTGTTCGGTGTTGTGAACGGCTTGTGGGACCAAGGCAGGCAGCTGACTGACCGCTCCAAAGACATGGACGTAGACACGCTGCTAGACCCAGAGAACATTACGGAGCGTACGATACAGCAGATAGTCTCTAACGTAACCTCTGGCCTTGTAAACACCAAAGCTACTGACTATGGTAAGGGGGCGTTTGACTTCGTTCCTGCGCCTATTAGCGCTTTCTCAAGCGTAGGTGGTGGCTTGTTTGACGCAGCCACAGAGGGGTCGTTAGAGCCTATAGCGAAGGCTGCCCAGACGTATGTACCGGGAGTGGCTAACGTAGATAGAGCAGTGAGGAGCGTCACCGGAGAGCGCCTGCTAACCGGAGACCCAATAGCAGAAGTACGTGATATGATAGAGGGGAGATAAGGATGTCACCTGACGACCAGCTCAGTATTGAAAGAAGGATAGGCAACTTAGAGCAAACATTAGCTGCTCATTCTGCTCTTATGCAGAGAAATGCTGAAATACTTGACGACATCCGAGAGCATATAAACAAACCTGCACGTACTCCCGAGTGGATTGCTGCTACCATTGGCGTACTATGCACGTGCGGTATGTTGCTTTACATGGCTTACATTAAGCCGATAGAAGAAAAGCTAGACGGAGTAGATAAAGAGACGGGCAGGAACTATGAGTATATTAAGCGCGTTGATGAATACTCTAAAGATACTAGGCATATGCTTACTGCTCCTGAGTAGCGGATGCTCTGCTGTATCTAGCTTAGCTAAGGACGCTCTGTTAGATTCTAATAAAGGACTAAGCGTAGACGCTAACGTAGGGCAGGCTAAAACAGAGGGTGAGGAAAGCGTAGCTCAGCAGGCCAATACGGCGGTCACGCTGCAAAGCAAGAAAGCCCAAACGTACGAAAGCCCCGTGTCAACCGTAGTCAACGAAGCGGGGCTTGAGTGGTGGGAGTTTATGATTGTAGTATTACTAGCGGGGTGGGCTATACCATCTCCTGCTGAGATGCTGAAAGGTCTAATCGAACCATTTCGGGTACTAAGACGCCCCTCAAATCACCCATAGCCCAGTTACGTAGCAGTATAGGGTTGCCCGTAATTGTCTCGACCCTAAGCCCCTGCTCGGTCTCAACCGCTGACACTATGTGGTCTGGGTTAAGGGCAGCTTCTGTGCCGTTGAATGTCTTGTAGAAGATCATGCCCTGTCCTCCAAGTACACTCTAGCCCATATACGCTCGGTAATGTAGCTCTCGAAACAGTGGTCCTCTTCGATTGGAAGGAAGATTAGATCAATCGTTGCAGCTAACAGCAGCCACAGTGGATTGCTTGTCTTCTCTATCTTCACCATGCGACCGCACCGTGCGCTAAGGGTTTCGTTAGGGTGACCGTTGAAGAGTAGCACGTTTACAAACTGGCTTAGGCAGGCCAGTAAATTAACAAGCCACTCGCCTACAGCCTTCATTAGCTTTCCAGCTGTGATATAAGACGATCTATGTACCACCTGCATTTCTTTAAGTCCTCCACTCCGTTCTTGAAAGGCCACCGCCATAGGTACTTGAAGGCATTGAGCCACAGGTAGCCTACGAATGGAGACACCTTGGCGTTCAGGGCCATAGACTCCATAGCCTCGATGCACTCTACGTCCCCGCTGCGGTAGTGCTTAGGTAGGTTTACTACGTCCTCTTGCGCTTCCGTCTTGATGCCTCTCTCCTCCATGTTAGTCTTGTCTGTCTCGCCGTAGTCTGCAATTAGCTTAGGTCTGCCGCCGTGGTTTTCTACTAAGCTCTCAGCTTGACATGCTTCAAAGTAGTTACGTCCTTCGTACATGACGCAGTACGTGTCTGTGTCGATGACTTTGTACAGGGGCCGATCAAGCGACCCCCTCTTCTCAGTGGTACTGCTCATTGCCTCCTCCTACGCCCGCTAATAAGTTGTCACATATGATGCATAGGTCAAAGTGTGCCTCGGCTATGTTCTTGTAGTTGGACAGAACTGACAGGAAGCCCTGAGAGCTAACAACTACGCTAATCTGCGCCTCCTCGTCACCTGTTTCTTCAATGAACTTAGACACTTCTTCCAGCATTTCCTTGGCCGATAGTGTTTGTTTTTTGAAACCGCCATCTACTACGTTCATACCTCAAACCTCTCTGCATTGTCAATTATGTAAGACCGCAAAACCTCTACCAATTCCTCAGACGTGAAGCACAGGATGTCAATGATTTCCTCTGGGTCGTATCGCTCCGCTACTTCCTCGCACAAGTAGTCGGCGTCGAGTTTGTCTAATGGCATGTCATAACCTCCGCAGCTTGCTTCCCAAGTCCATTGGTTCAGGGTAGGGTGTCCCGTCGATAACCACTCCACAGCCGATGATAGGCTTGAACTTGAAATGCTTTCCGTAAGCAAAGGCAAGATGTTGATGATTGACGCCGCATCCAACAGCCATTCCCCAAACCAACTCGCTATCACTAGCCGAGTATGAGACTCCGAAGTTGCTGTGATTGTGGCCTGACACGGTACACTGCATCCGTTGCTTGGCGTCATTGCGAAATCCGTTAACGCCGTTGGCGGTTTCACCGTGATGGTACAACACTCCGTCAATCTCGAGTTGCTCTTCAATGTGCCACCCCTCTGGCATGCCTAACAACTCTTCCATAGGCCTCATGTAGATTGTTGGTTCCATGCCTAGCTTACGGAGTTGTCGCGCTGGGATGCGGTCATGATTGCCTAGAATTAAAGTTAGCTCAGGAAACGCCTTATACCAAGCCTGAGCGCGATCAGCGGCAGAGACGTACTCACCATGAACATTATGTAGAAGAGGCTCGCTATCGTGAAAACTGAGGCTGTGGTTATCCACAAAATCCCCAATATGAACGACAGTATCAACGCCCCAAGCGTCGAAAGTTTCTTGGCAGAACTCAAGATACCCCTCCAGTTCGTACGGTAAGTGTGTGTCTCCGATTATACCCACTCGTGCCATGTCATACGTCCTTAACTTGTCGTGTGCAGGCAACGTATACGCCGCCTAGTATATCTGTGATGGTGGCTCCTCTAATCCACGCTCTCGTTGCTGCTCCTGTGGCAGGTATGACATGACGCGCTAAGGCTGGCTCTGTCTCCTTCAGGTCGGACAGGTAGCGTACACGTTTCTGCCCGCGTAACTCCATAGCTTCCTCTACCCCAGCCGCCACACGTAGGCAGAACTTTTCCTTTGGCGTTTTTCCCACCGCCTGCTCAGCGCCTATCATTAGGATGAAGAACACTACCGCCGCCACTACCGCCACTACCGCCGCTTCCCAATCAAATTTATTCACGGTCAATCCCCACGTAGAAGTTAAGTTGCTGGTCAGGTGATGAGTAGTAGTTATACACGATAGCCATAGCCATAGCTATCTGCGGGTCTAGGGGGTACCCTTCAACCTCCATGTCTAAGTGTCTAAGCAGGTCTTCGCGTATCAGGTCGTCGAGCGCGTCGTCGTCGATCTGTAGGTAGCGTTTCATTTTTTTCTCCTTGCCGCTTTCTCGGCGTTAGTCTTTGCTTGATGGCATTCTTTGCATAGTATCTGGAAGCCGTCAGCCTCGCAGAACATCCTCTCCACAAAGCCGGGCAGGTCATCGTACTTTCTAAGAGACCCTGCCGGTACTATGTGGTCTACCTCTACTTCCTTTGTGCTAAACCATCCGTCGCATTGGGCGCACACATAGGTGTTGTACGCTACTTTGGCAGCTGCTTTGGCCTCGTGCTTCGGTTGCCAGCGTGTGAAGGCCGACCGTAAGGCGGAGCGGATGAAGCCGAAGTATCGCGCCTCTGTCCACTTGCCACCGTTACGGGTACGTTCAACTCGTCGGGGCATTCCAAGTCTCCCCTTCGCTGCGCTGCATCCAGAGCTGTCTCCCTTGACGTAAGAGCCAGTCATTCAAAACGGCTGTCTTATCGTCTGGGCAGATGCCTACTGAGTCGTACGCATCGCTGTACACTTTGTAGACATACTCGTACATTTCTGAAGGGTCTGTCATCCAGTCAAGCGGTTCCAATACCTTCTTGGTAACCTTCTTGCCTAGTCGCTTGAACAGGCCGGGGATGTTATCCGCCGAGTCACCGCTCAGTAGCTGTGTGTAGAACGCTCTGTCTGCTGCTTCAGGGGACACGCAACTAAACTCCTTCTTGTTCCAGTTGTAGTGCCAGCCGGGTACACCCCATAGGTCTTTGTCGATGGTGGCTATGCCATGTCCTAGCTGACACGCTGCCGTAGCCAAGGCATCGTCTGCCTCCTTGCCTGACACCTCGATGCACTCAAGGTTCTCTATCATAAACTCCCGCAGCTCATAGAAGTGTGGGGGCTTGTCCTTCTTTCTCGTGCCTTTGTATGGGAACTGTTCGCAGCCCAACTCCACCCTGTAGTTACCCTCGCCTGTAAGGTATACGTCCAGTCCGTCAGCCTTAAGGTCTAGCATCAGGTTCTCTAGGAACACTCGGGCAGAGCGGGCAGCGAACGGGAATGGGTCGTCCTTAGCAGCGAAGCATACGCTGTATAGGATGACGTCCCCGTCCACTGCCCAGCGCATTAGAGCACTTCCTCTTCTTCGTCTACGAAGTCAGCCGATGCTACAGCCTGAGCCAGCTCCTCGACTACCAGCTTGAGGACACGCACACCGTTGCCGTACTGCTTGGACATGCGGTGCTCGTAGACGGTTAGGGTGGCACGTACCACAGAGCCGGGACCGATAAGGTCTGAGTCTACTGGATTGTTCTCCGTATCGACTACGACGGTCTTGCCGTTGTGTACAATCGGGAACTTAGACTTAGCCTGCACGAAGCGGCCACGTCCGTAGTCGTCGTCCTTAGACTTGACCTTGACGCCCAGCTCCTCCAGCTTCTCGACCGCTGCGTCTGACAGGTTTGCCAGCTGGACGGTGTAGTGTGTACCCTCGCCGCCGCCGAAGGGAGTCTCGGGCTTGGTCAGGTTGGGGAATGCGACAGTTGCGCGTACTGTTGCTGTCATGTTTTCCATAATGCTTTCCTTTTGTGTCGTGGAAGTTTAGACTTTGCAGTCTTATAGTACATAGTACATGCTGCGGTGTAGGTTGTCAATGGGTTTCTGCCCATGAATCACCTATATTATACTCACCGTCCATTGGACAGCGAAGGTTGAGGTCACGTCCGGCCTGCCGGATGGCATTGCGGAAGATAACCCCTACGCGCTCGGCGTATTCTTCAGGGACTTCGACTTGGAACTCGTCGTGTACCTGAGCCACTAGCTTATACGGGAGACCGTAGCTGTCTAGCTTTTGGGATGCTATCACTAGCGCCTTCTTCATGAGAATGGCACCAGCGGATTGCAGCAGGGTGTTGAGGGCTGCATGCTGTGACCGCACCCACACACGCCGACCGTCGAGGCCGGGCAGTGAGCCTTTGTCAGACAGTCTCGTCACCTTGTCCAGCAGGCGCTCTAACGCAGGCAGAGAGCGAAGGAACTTGCGCTTAAGGGTAGCCCCTTGCTTCGCGCCGCCGCCTACGATAGCGCCTATCTTGGCGTCACCTGCACCATACAAGAAAGCGTAGATGAACGTCTTCGCCTGTGGTCGTGTGGCTAAACCAGCAGCCGATTGGTTGTGGCTGTGAATGTCGCCGTTGAGGATTAGGTCTGTGTACTCTGGGTCTTGCATGTAGTGCGCCAGCATACGCAGCTCTAGTCCCGACGCGTCCACGCCCACTAGCTTGTGCCCCTCCGGTACGGTGAAGCACTCGCGGTACAGAGCGTCAGAAGGTATCTGAGCCATGTTAGGATTGCTGTGGGTCATACGGCCAGTGACAGCGCCGCAGGTGTTGACACGCCCATGTATGCGTCCGTCCTCCTGAACGTTGTCGAGCCATGACTTGAGCATGCCTAGCCTCTTGGATAGGGTGAGGTACTCAAGTACGAGAGCAGCTTCCGGTATGTGTTTATTGGCCGCAAGAGTGGTCTCGTCAACCTTCGGCTTGCCGGTCTCGGTGCGTTCCGTCCATGTAGCGCCCTTAGCTTCAAGTCGTTCTGCAACCTGTTGCCTTGACCCCGGATTGAATACAGTGACCTTATCTTTGAGGCGCTTGCCAGTCTTCTCCGAGTAACGCTCCTCGACAATGGGCGGGAATACGGATTGTAACTCCTTCTCAATCTCATCCATCCTCTCCTTGTGTTGGTTGTACAGGGCGAAGGCACGTGTCTGATCGAAGGCGAAGCCGTTGCGCTCCTGCTGCACAGTGAGGCGCTTGACTTCATGCTCCAACTCGATGCTGTCTTGGGAGAACTTGTGGTTCTTCGCGTACTCTAACAGGAACAAGTACACGTCCCAGTTTGCACGACAGTCCTGTAGGCAATACTCGACCATCTCATCCGTGAGACCAAGGTCAAAGTTGGCGGGGTCGAAGTCGTCCTTTAGCTCGCCGTCTGAACGCTTTGCCCATGCTCGAAGGCTATGGCCTCCGTCGATGCTGGGATTGAGCAAGCGTCCGAGGACAAGAGTATCAACGACATGCCCAGCCCAATCAAAAAGCCAGACGTCACGAAGGACAGGCAGATCGAAGCCCAAAAGATTGTGTCCGATGATGGTGTGCGTATCATGCAGCTGCTCCTGTAAGTCTTCTTTGTTCGTCACGTACGTACTCGTCCCAGTATCGGGAAAGTACAGCCCAACCATCCAAATTGTTCTGTGGTCTAGGGATGTCTCTATATCTAAGACTGCGGTATTGCGCTGATACATGGGCGCTCCTGTCCTCTGCCTCTGCTTCTAGTTGTGGTTCGGTTACGTTAGAGTAGTACCATCTGCTCATCTTGCTCATCGGGTTTACCTCCCAGTGTGTATGATGCGTACTTCTTGCCGTTGTGCTTCTTCATTGTAGCACTAATGGGGAAGCCGCTGCTCTTCAGCTCTGACACACGAGCCGCTAGACGCATGATGCCGTAGCGGGTGAGTGCTTCAAGCGGGGTGATGCTGTCGTAAGTTTCCAAGTGATCTAAGATTAGTTGCCGTTGGTTCATGACCGTCTCCTGTTATCTTCAGTCTATGGCGTTGAGAACTATTCTCGTTTGCCTAAAGGTTCCTTAAGGGTACATAAAAGTAAGGAGAAGAGGAAGAGCCTTAAGGCAGCTTTAAGGTAGCCTTAAGGTACATCTCCCTTCTTCTCCTTTGCCTTAATGCCTTATGGTTTTTATTGTACAACCGCAGGCATTAGCTGTCAAGTATTATATTTCGCAGCTACCTCCACTACAGGCTAGCGTCTTGGCACCTTCCGTGTTGTCCTCCTTCTCATAATCAGCCAGCTTAGACCAGTCGATGACAGGCATGCTTTCAAGCATAGTCTCGTAAGTATGCGAGTCGATCTTCTGGTATGGCGCTTGCTTATATGTCCCGCCGTCATGCGGCAGGAACGACATACCAATCATGTGGTCCCAGTTGTTGTATGCCCAAGAGCATAGGTCGAACCATGAACTGTCTGTGTAGTATGCGGTTAGCGACACGGTGTGCTCTGCCCAGTAGGTGCCGTACTGCTTGGCTAGCTCTAGCTGGTCGATGGTGCCTACGTCATCCACCGTAAGCGCACAGTCAGGGGACTTCATCGGGAAGCTGAACACCGTAGTGGAGTCTGGCTTCATGACGCATGGCTCATGCGGTACACCCTGATCTATAAGGAACTGCGTCAGCGGGTCTTTGTTGTCCTGCCGTACAGTGCGGATATAGAACGGTGAGTACCGAGGGTGAATACCAGAGGCGCTGTCCACTAGCTGTGACACAGTACCGGAGGGCTTCACGGTGGTGATGGCAGCCGATGGGTTGATGCCCAGTTTATCTGCCCACGCCGCATTCACCTCGACCGCATGCTGACGTAGCTCTGAGAGCCACTGAGCGGCTTCCTCAGACACGGTAGACATAACCGGGTGGTCACATATACCTGTGAAGCTAACGCCCAGCAGACGCTCTTCCTCGCAGTTACGCTTCCACTTGCTGCGTAGGTAGCGGAAGTCTGTCAGCGTAGCCTGCAATGTACCCATGACCGTGGCGTACCCGACCTTCTGCTTCAGGTCCTCCAAGGTATCGTGCGGACGTATCACTACCTCTGTCAGGTTACACATTTGTCCTGACCGCAGAAGTATCTCAGCGCAGGGGTTAACACCCATGATACCCTCGGGGTCACGCTTGCCGTACTTAGCTGCCTTCTTCTTGGCTGCTTCGCGATTGAAGATACCACGCTCACCGGAGAAGCTGTCGTACAGGGAGCGCATCTCATCCTGAAACACTTGGAAGTCAGGCCGCTCGGTGTAGGCCGCTGAGTTATTAGCCAGCGCCCGCTGCCCGTGGTCTGTCCACCACTGCCCAGACTTAGCCTTGCGCATTCGGTCATCCGATACGTTGGACAGGCTAATCATAGCCGACCGGCGCACGCCGCCGACCACAACAATCTCGCCCACCTTGCACATAATGTCGTGGCATTCGATGCTGTTCAGTTTACGTCCAGCCGCATTGGTAAACGTACGGGTTACAAACTCGAACAAGTCCACAAGAGGCTGAGGCCCAGAGGCACGACCGCCAAACGTCTTTAGGCGAGCACCAGCAGGTCGGATGTTTGAGTAGTCTACCTTGGGAATCTCACCGGCATACAGCATGGCAATCAGCTGCCGGAATGCCTTGGCCCACCCAATCTTACTGTCGGCTACGACGATGGTGGTGTCTGTCTCGAAGAAGTCTTCGGCCACCTCGGGTAGCTTACTAATTTCCTGCCGCTCGACACTGAAGCCCAAGCCTGTGCCGCAACACAGCACGTAAAGCGCCTCATCGAACGCACGGGGGTGATCGACAGACAGGAAGGCACAGTTGTACCCCGCCACGTTGTCGCGGTCCAGCGCCTCGCCAGCGGTCCACAGGGCACGCATGCTAGGCATCACGTCCATATTCTCAATAGCCTGCTGTAATTCTCGCGCTAAGTCTGCGTTAATCAGGCCCTTGTCTGCCCAGTAGTACACGTAACGTGCTACTGTCTCGTCCCAGAACTCTCGCCGCTGGTCTACTTCACGCCAGCGAGCGTAGCGGGACAGGGCAATTAGGTTGTTGTAGTCTTTCATCTTCTCTCCTTAAATTATCTGTACATGCTATGGTGCGGTTTGATTATCTGTACATGCTATAGCCTAGCAGTCATAGGAAGGGGTAGTTGCGTACCCTCTTCCGCTCTTCGCACAGCTCTAACACTTTGCGTCTGTCCGAATCGTTCATATGCATCCACTGCTTTATCTCTGCCACCGAGCGGTAGCAGCTACGACAGAAGCCGTCATCTGCTCGGCACCGTTGGGTGCATGGGCTTGGTACACTCATAGCGCTTCCTCCATAGCTGCATCGACAGCGGCTTGCCAATTCAGTTTCTCAGGGTATGCCTTGGTGAAGTCAATATCGAACACCCGATACCCCGTCTTAGTCTCGCGGAGAGTAAGGTTATTATCGGACAGCCACGTAAGACGCGCCCTGTCTGTGTTAATGCCTTGAATCACAGCCCCGCAAACACGGGCCTCACATTGTCCACGGCATGGACATATCTTCATAGCGCTTCCTCCTCTGCTACCACCGGCTCGAACTCGCTGAGCCTGCCGGTGTCGTTGTCGTAAAGTAGATGACCCGCTGGGCCAGTGATACCGCTGAACCTGTTCTTGAGTACACGCACACTGGTGGTGTTGCGTACAACGGGGTCGTCTGCTTGGCCGTTACGCTCAAGGCCAATCACAAAGTCGGACAGCTGGGCGATGGCCGCGCTGCCCCGCAGCTGTGACAGGCTAGTGGCTGCGCCCTCTTCGTGGCCCTTACCTTCAGGCCGCTTGAGGTGCGACACGGCGAACAGTACAATCCCTGTGTCCTGTGTGAGCGTACGTAGCTTGGTCATTATCTCGTCGAGGGCACGGCGCTCATCGCCATGCTGACCAGCCGACACTAGAATACTAATGTGATCTAAGACAATCACCTTGCAGTCCAGCGCCTTAGCCATGAAGCGGACACGTGCCACCACTTGGTCAACGGTAGCGCCTGTGTCGAATGACGCATCCATAATCATCAGCTGACCGTCACCGAAGACACGCTCGAACGACTCCCTGTAAGCGTCGTCACCGCGTTTTATAGCACTGGTAGGTAGATGCACAGGGGTGGACAGATCGACGCCCATGAAGCCTTCAGCGGTGCGTTCGACCGACTCCTCCATGAACAGACAGCCTACCTTGTGCGGTGTAGTCTTGCGGATATGCATGACCAGCTCCCGCAGTATGGAAGACTTCCCTAACCCTGACCCCGCCGTAATGGTTACCAGCTCAGTTGGGCGGAAGCCGAAGGTCAGGTCGTTAAGCTTAGGCCACGGCCAATCACCGATAGCCGCTGGTTTATCCGCGTTTAGACGCTGCCACAACTCGTCGACAGACAGCACACCCTTGGGGGTATACTGTGAGGCAGACCAGTAGGCGTCGGTGAATTCCTTGGTCAGGCCAGCCTTCAGGTAGTCGTTAGCATCCTTGCCCTGCTTGGCGTCTAGCTTCATGACCCGAAGCTTACCGGCGAAGACGTCAGCAGCCTTCTCGACAGCTGCCTTGCCTGCCTCGTCGGCATCAAAGCACAGGATGATTTCCTCGAAGCCATCAAGGAACTCGTAGCTGGCTTTGAAGTCACGACCTGCGCCGGCAGCACCGCTACGCAAGGACACAACAGGCACCTTGCCTTGCAGTATCTGCCATGCAGACAGGGCATCCAGCTCACCCTCTGTCACGACAATGCGATTACGTTGATGGTTGCCGTACTTGTGTTGGCCGAACAGACCGCCGTCCTTGGTGTCGCCGATAGCGCGGAAGGCCTTGTCCTGACCCCGCACCTTGAAGCCTACAGGCTCGGAGGAGTCGTCGGTGAAGTAGGGGTATAGGTGCGTGCCGTCTGCCTGCACCACTACGCCGTAGTGCTTGACGGCGGCAGCACTAATGCAGCGGTCAGGGATGGCGGCAGGGTTTGCCTTGTGCCATTGCTCGACCGCTCGGGTGTGTTGAATTGAAGTGCTAATGGGTTTGTCCTCCATGTACTTGGTGTAGAATGGTTCGCTCGAAGCGCTGTCAATTTTCTTGCGGGTGTCACAGCTGAAGCATGTACTCCAGCCGTCGCTATTCTCTGCCCTTGCGTCGCTGCTTCCGCAGTCATCACAGGGTAGCTTTGTACGTACAAATTGACCCATAGGTTCCTCCGCTTGGGCAGTATATTGTATCAGAAATACTCGTCGCTGTCTAGGTAGTCGCCCGTGTCTTGGTAGTATTCCCGAAATGCCTCAGCAGCATCCCGCTCCGCTACTGTCAGAGGCACCCCTGCCCCCTCCATGTCACACTCTACCCGAACCTCACTGCCCCACTGGTAGCCGTATTCGCGGTACTCGTCGGGCAGTAGGTCCAGCTCCTGATAGTCCTCCTCGATTTCAATGTAGCTACCCATCGGCACGCCACGGCCTACACGTGCAGCCTTCTCGGCACGATCGTCATACTCTAGTGTCTCGATCTTGCCGCCATTTGCTAGGAATATGCGGGTATCGTCGGCTAACTTAGCCCGAACCTGCTCCTTGGTTAAACCTGATAGTGCGCCCATGGCTCACTCCTTTATGTTTGAAAGTAATACGAAAAAGACAAATACCAAAAAGATAAACTCTATGAAGCCGCCCACCCTACACCTCCTTGAACACAGGAATGTCAGACTTGCGCTTCCAAAGGTAGGCGCTGCGGTAGCAATTCGCGGAAAGTTTAAAGTAAATGGCCTGCATATAACCATCTGCTTTTAAAGCCTTGCTGTTATATTCCCTAGCCTTCTTAAACTCACCGGCAGCATAGCAGCGTCGTCGTCTGCGTGCCTCTGCGTTGTGCATCTGTAATTCATTCACGGAATGCGTCCTCCATTTCTACCATATTGTAGTATTGATACATGCTTTCGATTGCCTCTACACTAAGGCGTTGCGAATCGTTCTCATCTAAATCGTTCAGCGCTTGCAGTAGCATACCAGCCGCCGCTGCCATGCCCGAGCTAATGCCCGCCATGAAGCGTGCTTGCAGGGGTAGGCGGCGTGACTCTTTGGTGAGTACCTCCGCGCCTGCTTCCAATTCATCGACCACGGCCATCAGCCGTTCTAATTCGTTCTGTTTCATTGCTCGTCCCTCTCAAGTGCATCGTCAATTTGCTGGCATAGGTAGTCGACGTTGTCGGAAACGTCGGTGCTGTCTATCATGTACGTACCTATATGCCGTGACAGTGTCAGGGCTGCCAGTCGCACCTCTTCCACGTACAGCAGCCCGTCTTCGCCTGCTTGCCCGTCATCGAATTCGCGGTCCAGCCACCAATACTCTTCGGGGTGGATATGGAAAAATTCACTCTGCTTGTCCCGATCAAAGTAAAAGTAATACATACCACCGTAATTTTCAACATAACCGCCGACCGTAAAGGCCGGACGGCTTACAAACACTTCGCGCATAATCAGTCCTCCAATAGTGCGTATCGCTCTTCCAGCTCAGCGTTTAGATGCTTAGCTAGCGTGTCCCAATCCACCTCAGCGAAACAACCTGAAATGAAGTCTGCCAGTAGGCCGACAGACAGTTGACTCATGGCCTCGCCCTCGTTAGCAATGTACTCGATGGTATCCCGCAACTCGCTTGGGTCTACGTACCATTGCTCGCTGTCTGCGTAGTAGTCCGGCATTTCATCCATGTACCACAAATTAACTAGCCATGTCTCTCTGTTTTTCCATCCGTTCATTGTACCTCCCATCGCAAGTCGATTACGTCCAAGCTATCCTCTTCGCCCAGCATGACTTCTTGGGCCTGCGCTGCTGCCATTGCGTCGCTGTCAGTGTAGAGCGTTTCGGCAGAGGCGATGCTGTCGCCATTGCTTAGCTCAGCGTGAGCCGTGACGCTGTACTCTGTGCCTGAGTAAACTTTCACCACGTAGTGGATTGATTCAATGTGCATGATACCTTCTCCTTGATAGTTTGCCGTAGGGCCGTACACCCTACGGCGTTGAGAACCGTTCTCATTTTTCTGGTACTTCACAAAAGGCGTACATTTGCTCGACAGCCCGTGAGTAGTCATTGTCGCGGATTTTCACGACGCCGAAAAGCCGTCCATTTATGTACTTTACAACCTTGATGGCCCCGTCGTGCAGCTGCTCGATTACGTGAGCCTCAAGACGTATGTCGCCGTCATAGCTAAGATCAGCATGGCGGATAATGTACTCGTACCCCGCGCTGGTAGTACGTACAGTGTGTCCGTCGTGGGTAATTCCGATGATACCAGTCATTGTATTTCTCCTTGTATTGTGGTGTGCCATAAGGCCTCTCACCCTATGGCGTTGAGAACCGTTCTCATTTGATGTTTTCTTCCCTACGTCGGCGTAGCTCAAAGATTATGTCTAACCACAATTCGTGCATAGAGTTCGCTGCGTCTCCTTTCTCTAGCCTACAGTAGTACCCTTCAGCTGCCCAAGCGATGCGGCGCAGTTGCTCGATCTCTTTGGTTGTCATTGCTTCTAAGTTAAACATTGTAAATCTCCTTGGGCCTTTCGGCCCGTTGTGTTCCATTGTCTCTCACACTATGGCGTTGAGAACCGTTCTCATTTAGACGGCCACCGCTATCAAGTCGGGGTTGTAGCTAGACGCCTTCGCGCCGTGCGCCTGAATGAATATGCTCTTACCCTTGCCACGACCACTGCCGTCGCATAATCCGCACTCTTCGCACGACATACCCGCGCTGTCGGATAGGCATTCCACTTCCCCACGAATACGGTCGGAAACGTCACGCACCACACGAAAGTACCGTATACCCTTCGCCTGATACCGCTCCGCCTGCTCTCGTGTGTCAGCGGACGCCATGCAGACATCTAGCAGGGCCGCGTCAAAGCCGCTGTGGGCCATTTGGTGGGTGTACCCTGTATGACCGGCCGCCTTGCGCGCTATCGTCGCCCACAAGGCCGTTGGGGCAGCCGCAGGGTCACCATATGCACCCATGCGAACCTTTCGACCCTTGATGGCGCGGTGAAATGCTGCCACGTCTGTGCTGTACGCGCCACGTTGATATGCTTTCCAGATGGCGAGCGGGGCTTGGAATACTGTCACGTAACATGAACCCTGATTGACCGGACGGTGGACACAGTCGCCACAAACACTACTGTCATCGCCCGTCTTGAGCGCGTCGTGTGGTGCTATGTCAGACCGCATCACCCACGTCTGCACCATGTTCCCCGTCTTGGCGTTGCGGGTGGACATTGTGGCAATCACCACGATGGGCGCGCCATCTAGCAGTGACGGGCCTTCGTACAATACGTAGCCTTTTTCGTTTTTCATGCTTACCTCCCGTTGAAAGCTAGGCCTTAAGGCCTTACACACTATGGCGTTGAGAACCGTTCTCACTTAGCCACGTAGGTCGAATGTCACTTTGGGGTCGTTAAAGCTGTACTGTGCTTCAACTGCCAATGCTTTATCAATGGCCGCACCCTTGCTCTTGCGTCGGTATTGGAATTGGAATTGACCGCGAGATTCGATGACCACCCTCCAGAACCCATCAGCTGATTTGTGCACTTTGATTTCCATGGATTGCCCTCCGGTTGAATGTCTTACAATCTATGGCGTTGAGAACCGTTCTCATTCAGTATATGGCAGACACAAAAAAGCCGCCCGTAGGCGGCCAGTGTGTAGCACGTGGCGTATTACATTTTTGACGCTAGGCGTCGGGCCAGTTTGCTCTGTCGCTTGGCTGCGCGTTGGGCCTTAGACTGTGCGTCGGCGTATTGCGCCGCACGGCTAACTTTAGCGGCTTGTGTTTTGGTACCCACGATGTCATCAATACCGAAGTACCGGCGCGCTTTGGCTGTGGCCGCGTGATGCTTTGCTAGCGCGTTGGTTTGCTTCTCAGTCCAGCGCTTGGGGGCCATGTATGTTTCAGCTGACAGGCCGGACGGCGCGCCCGCTGGGGTCATGACATCAAACCCCTCGATGGCAATGTGGTCTGTGCGTGGCGTGTAATGCGGGTTTAGGCTGTCTGCTTCTTTGGTGTCGCAGGCCGTCTCCACTAGCTGCGCGTTGGGCTTGTGGGCTGTCATGTTCTCAACGTTGTAGATACCGTGGTACTCGATAGCACTAACCGAGTCAATGTCATCGTCGGCCACGTCGAAGTCAATGACGCCATCGTCTGACTGTGCGAAGTATTCCGCTCCGTACACCATGACGCGTTCATCCCTGTCTTGTTTCTCGTATAGGTCGGCGGCGTGTTCGGCCATGAAAGCTTCGGCTTCGGCTTGCTGTGCTGCCTTGTGGGCAAGGTAGGCGCGGCGCTTGCGCTCTGCAATCACCTCATCGGCCAATGCATCTGATACGTCTGCGCCGTAGGCATTCAATGTCAGACGACCCTGCAATACTTTGAAGTCTGCATCTGAGTAGTCTTTGAGGTTGCTGCGGATTTCGTTAATGATGTCCATTGTGTATCTCCAGTCTAGTTAAGGGCACCCCTGTGGTGCCGATGGCGTATTATAATCACAAACCGAATTGGCCCTTCAACCCCTAAATTTATTTTTTTCACGACCGCCGGAATGGCTGCTATATGGCTGTGCCTATAGGGCGGACTGAATGGCTGTGCCTATAGGCCGGACGGCCGGACGGTACCTGTGTGGTGCTGTTGCTGTGTGGTGCTGTGTGGTGCGTGGCGGGTGCTGTGTGGTGGTACCTATAGGCCGGATAGTGCGTGGCGGCTGCCGCCCCTCCCTTTCACCCCTCCGAAATGTGCCGCTGGGACCTGTGGATACCTTGTGGGTAGCCTGTGGGTAAGCCTGTGGGTAGCCCTGTGGATAACCTGTGGGCAACCTGTGGACAACTGAAATGTACCCACAGCTTATCCCCCGGGGGGCCTGTGTGGCATGCCCGTGCGCGGTGGGTAGAGCTTCCACTTGCAAAAAGGACATTTCGGTGTCCAATGGGCACTGCATAGTCCATAAACAGGCAAAATGGACACTATATAGACCATTTAGTTATACCCCTAAAGCCCCTAAAGGCCGTATAAACACTGTATATCCGTACAGTACCAGGAAGTAGCCTAAAAGGCAGGTGAGCGACTGCCCGGCCCTAAGGGTATCATGGCACTAAAAGAGAGGAAATGTACCAATAAGCAGCGTGTGGGCATTGACATAGCGCCCTAAACGTGCTACAATACTACCTATAGTATTGCTTCTCGGCACAATCAACAGCCACTTCCGACAGCTTCCTCTTCATCTTCTTCTGAAGTGCCTTGATTGCACCGAGACGTACCTCTTCAACATCCTCTCCTCCATTCCTAAAGCCTTCCTGAATGCACCGAGAGGCCCTTAAGGAGACAGTTCGTGTCTAATAATGTCGTGAAGAGGGGACGACCCTCTAAGAAAGACTTAGCTAGTACAAAAGAGTTGAGTAGACGGGAGCAGTCAGCAGCTTTAAAGGAGTTTAGGTCACGACTCCTACTTAATCCTAAGTCGCCTAAGCTAATAGAGAAGCTGTTCGAGACGGCTTTTGACGATGAACATAAGAATCAGAGTGTCGCGATGAAACTGCTTGCCGACCGTCTCCTACCTGTAGCAGGATTTACGCATGATGGGAAGCAGCAAGCAGCTGTTCAAGTTAATATCACGGGTATTGGTGCTGAGTCTTCTGGCGTCACGATCAACGGCAGCACTGGAGACCTTGAAGGGGACGATTACGATGATGAATAAGCCAGAAGCTACAGGAATGCTTGCACCTAAAGAACCTGTAAAAGCAAAAGAAGAAGAAAAAGCCGTAAAAGAAGAACCCAAAAGGTATTATGGCGCTGATGCCGTACAACAAGCTACTAAGTATTATGGCTTCAAAGGCCCAATTTCCGAAACAGCCCGCACAATTATTGAAGAAGAGGGGTTTGTTCCCGGCGTATACGCTGACTCTAAGGGCATTGAGACAGAAGGTGTAGGCCAAACTAAGGATATGATAGGTAAGAACTTCTTTACGGAAGTGCTTCCTGAGTATGAGAGGACAGCGTCCCGCAACACCAAAAACTTTTCCAGCCTTCCTGAGAAAGTGCAAGCTGCTATTGTCTCTATGGCCTACAGAGGAGACTGGGGGCCTAACACAAAAGCAAACCTTAAGGCTGGTAAGTGGCGAGAAGCAGCTGCTCAATACTTAGATCATGATGAATTCCGCAAAGGCAGACGTAAGGGCGCTACAGACGCACAGGTTGCCATTGCGGACCGTATGGAACGTAACGCCCGTACGCTGTTTGAACACGCGGATAGTACAGACTAATGGCTAACGTCAACCTCTCTCTAACACCGTGGCAGCAGAAGGTCTTTGAAGACCCGTCACGCTTTAAGGTGGTAGCTGCTGGCCGTCGTACGGGTAAGTCCCACCTAGCTGCCGTAGCGTTGATTGTGAACGCCCTGAACGGCAAGGACGGAAAGGTTTTCTACGTAGCGCCTACGCAAGGCATGGCCCGTGACATCTTGTGGGAAAAGCTGTTTGAGTTAGCTGGGGACATTGTAGTTAACAGCAACGTCAACAATCTAACGATTGAGCTGGCTGGCGGCAACACCATTTACCTCAAGGGAGCGGATAGGCCGGACACCTTGCGAGGGGTTAGTCTAAAGTACCTTGTCTTGGACGAATACGCGTTTATGAAGAAGGACGTATGGGAAGCCATCCTGCGTCCTGCTTTGTCGGACAAGAAAGGGCATGCGCTGTTCATTGGAACGCCCGAAGGCCGCAACCACTTCTACGATATGTACGTTGGCTGTATGGGGTGGAAGGACTGGGCCTCTTGGACCTTTTCTTCCTACGACAACCCGTTCGTAGACAAAGAAGAGATTGAGCACGCCAAGGCCACTCTCCCACGCTGGGCCTTCCAGCAGGAGTACATGGCCTCGTTCGATGCGCAAGGTAGCGAATACTTTGACGTAGAGGAGTTTGACTACTATGAAGAACGTCCTCATACGGAGCTTGGTGATTATTACATTGCTTGTGATCTTGCTGGCTTTGAGTCAGACAGAGGTAATAAGACAAAGCGTAGAGACAATTCGGCAATGGCCGTGGTTTTCGTTAGCCACTCAGGCACTTGGTACGTTGAAGACATTAAGTATGGGCGGTGGACACTAGACGAAACGGCTCAAGTCATCTTCGACGCTGTGCGGGACTACAAGCCAATAAGCGTAGGGATAGAAAAAGGTATTGCTCAGCAGGCAGTCATGGGACCGTTGAGTGATATTATGCGCCGCACGCATCGTGTTTTCCGTATTGAGCAGCTGTCTCACGGTAACCAGAAGAAACAAGACCGCATCCTCTGGGCCTTGCAGGGGCGCTTTGAGCACGGTAAGATTAAGCTGAAGCGTAACTCCAACTGGAACGCTACGTTTGCTGACGAAGCCGCTGCGTTTCCCTCACAGCTTGTGCATGACGATTTACTAGATGCTTTGTCTTACATCGATCAGCTAGCCGTCGTGCCTTACGATAGCGGCATGGACTTAGAAGATGAGTGGGAGCCTCTTGACAAAATAGCTGGTTTCTGATACAATATAGGGTATATATAGGTGGACCTATAAGAATGGACTACGAAATCTTTAAAGACGAAGAAGAGTATGGCTACGACGGCGAACTAGCCAACTGGATTATGGGTAAGGTGGAAAGCTATCGTGAGCACTACGATTCCAATTACGCCCAGCAGCACGATGAGTATATGCGCCTGTATCGCAGTCAGTGGACCACAGAAGACAAGGAGCGAATGTCTGAGCGGTCTAAGCTAATCGCCCCTGCGCTATCGCAGGCTGTTGAGTCTAACGTAGCGGAAGTAGAAGAAGCCACATTCGGTCGCGGTAAAATCTTTGACATCCGTGACGACGCAGGCGATCAAGAAAAAGCAGACATGGTGATGCTACGTAACAAGCTGCACGATGACTTTGCAACAGCCCGCATACGCTCTTCTGTAGCTGAAGTGCTCATCAATGCTGCTGTCTTTGGCACAGGGTGTGCCGAGATTGTAATGGAAGAGTACAAAACAAGAACGCCTACCTCTCGCCCCACTATGGAAGGAGATATGGACGAGTATGGTGTACAGGTTTCGTATCGCCCTCTTGTTAAGCTAAACCCCGTAATGCCTAAAAACTTCCTCATCGACCCAGTCGCCACTTGCGTAGAGGATGCGATGGGTGTTGCCATTGACGAGTTTGTGTCTCGCCATATTGTAGAGGAACTGCAAGAGCAAGGCGTGTACAGAAACGACGAGTACATTGGCGATGCAGCTAGCGATGAAGAAATTGAGCCAGACCCAGAGCTAGCAAACCTAGCTAAAGATAAGATACGCCTCACCAAGTGGTACGGCAAGGTGCCTCGTGCTATGCTTGTTGCTGAAGGCGTAGACGAAGACGACATTGAAGAAGACGGCCATTACGTAGAGGCTATTGTGGTGCTGGCTAACGAGGGAGTCGTTCTTAAAGCCATCCCTAATCCCTACATGATGCAAGACCGCCCCATTGTAGCCTTCCAGTGGGATATTGTACCTTCGCGATTCTGGGGGAGGGGCGTATGCGAGAAGGGCTACATGAGCCAAAAAGCGTTGGACGCCGAGCTGCGAGCACGCATAGACGCCCTCGCCCTTACTACGCACCCAATGCTAGCGGTAGATGCTACCCGTATGCCACGCGACCGCAAGCTAGAAGTACGTCCGGGAAGGATGCTGCTAACTAACGGAGCGCCTAGCGAAACGATTATGCCGTTTAAGTTTGGCGGTGTAGATCAGATTACGTTTGCTCAAGGTGCGCAGCTTCAACAGATGGTCAGTCAGGCTACAGGGGCTGCTGACGGCTCTATGTCGCAGGTGCAGAATGACGTAACGGCTGCCGGTATGTCTATGAGCCAAGGTGGTATTGTTAAGCGTCAAAAGCGTACGCTGCTAAACTTCCAAGAAAACTTCCTTATTCCATTTGTGTATAAAGCAGCTATGCGTTATATGCAGTACAACCCGGAAGAATACCCTATACGTGATTATCGGTTTATTCCGTTTAGTTCTTTGGGTGCTATGGCCCGTGAGTATGAAGTGGCTCAGCTGTCGCAAATCCTACAGGTGGTGCCGCCAGAAAGCCCAGCACACGGTGCCATTATTAAAGGTATTCTCGACCACCTTAACGTGTCTAACCGCGAAGAGTTGGTGTCAGCTATTGAGCAAGGTTCACAGCCAGACCCACAGGCGCAGCAGATGGCACAGCAACAGCAGCAAATGCAGATGGCTGTTACGCAAGGTCAGATACAGCTGCTGCAAGCACAGGCGGCTGAGTCGCAGGCGCGTGGTCAAAAGTACGCCGTTGAGGCGCAGCTATCTCCACAAGAGCTGGCGCTTAAGTATAGCGACATGGACAAGGACGGAGTAGCAGACGATGACTTCGATAAGCGCGTTAAGCTAGCCGAGCTAATGATTAAAGAGCAAGAATTAAAGCAGCGAACAAACACTGCTACCTTAACACCTCAAGGAGTGTAAAATGCCCTTACTAGCCTCAGACGCAAACTCTAACAGCATTCAAGTTTTAAAGCATGGCACCACTCAAACTGTTAGCTTTTCTGGTAACACTGCTTCAGCTACCACTTCTTTAAATAAAGGAGTGTACCGTATTGTTTCTAGCGCAGATTGTCATTTTAGTCTGACAGGAACAGCTACTACTTCAGATGCACTGCTTCCTCAAAGCGCTATTGAGTTTGTACGTGTAGCACAAGAAGACACTATTAGTTTTATTCATGACTCTAACTCAGGCACCGTTTATGTGACGGAGATGGTGTAATGCTTATTGGCGCATTAAACCGCCTCGGAGTTATCACCAGGGCAGTTAGGCAGGCCATAGCCGACCTGTACGCCATAGGCGGCCAATCCCCCAAGCTCGTCGCTGATTTCGATGATGACTACTACCGAACGGGTGGTGCTACATCGACGTTC